CCTGACGTATGGCAGAGCGAGCTGCTTATGTCGGTGGCTGATCCAGAGCGCAGACGTATAACTGTACGCTCGGGACACGGTGTCGGTAAATCAACTGCCGTGGCGATGGCTGCCGTGTGGCACGTTTTGATGCGTGTTCCGAGCAAGACGGTTGTCACGGCGCCCACCTCGGCGCAGCTCTTTGACGCCTGCTTCGCTGAGATGAAAAATGTAGCCAAGAGGCTCAAGCCTCCCTTTGACAAGCTGCTAGAGGTTAAGTCTGATCGCATTGAGCTGAAGAAGAGCCCCGAGAGCGCATTTATATCGGTTCGCACGTCTCGGGCGGAGCAGCCAGAGGCGCTCGCCGGCGTTCACAGTTCAGACGTGCTTTTAATTGCCGACGAGGCGAGCGGCGTCCCGAATGCCGTTTTTGAGGCCGCCAGTGGATCGATGTCGGGACACAATGCGACGACGGTGCTCACGGGCAACCCAACGCGGAATACGGGTTTCTTTTACGACACGCACAATCGGCTGCGAGATGACTGGCATACAATGCATGTCTCGTGCGTGACGTCGCCGCGAGTGTCCGACGATTATATCGATGACATGAAAAGGCGCTACGGCGAGGACAGCCCTGCGTACCATGTGCGTGTTCTTGGCAACTTTCCGCCGTCCGAGGAGGATACGGTTATTCCCGTGGCGCTGATCGAGCACGCGATGGCAAACGACATTAAAGTGCATGAAGATGCGGCATACGTCTGGGGGTTGGACGTCGCACGGCAGGGCAACGATAGCAGCGTGCTCTGCAAGCGTCAGGGTCCGGTGATCCATCCGCTGACCGTTTGGCGTAACCTCGACCTGATGCAGCTCTCGGGGGCTGTTAAGGCGGAATACGATATTCTGCCGCCGTCCAAGCGACCCAATGAGATTATCGTCGACAGCAACGGGTTTGGCGCCGGCGTATTAGATCGATTGCGTGAGGTAGGTTTACCTGCCCGTGGTTTAAACGTGTCGGAGCGTGCCATGTCGAAGGACACGTATTTGAACCTGCGAGCCGAGATCTGGTTTAGGTGCAAGGCGTGGCTCGAGGGTATGGACGTGCGCCTGCCTAAAGATGATGCGTTGTATGCTGAGCTTGCGGCGCCTCGGTATCACTTTACCTCGTCGGGTAAGATACAGGTGGAGAGCAAGGAGTCGATGAAGAAGAGGGGGGTTGTGTCGCCTGACAGAGCTGACGCCGTTTGTTTGTCACTGGCTAATGATCACACGACACTGGCGTCGGGAATAAGTTCGGCCGGCGCATGGAGCCGACCGATCAAGCGTGGTATTAGGGGCGTGGTTTAGGCGGCTTCTTTGTACCGCCGGTAGCCGTGCTCGTCACGATACCTTTGGATCTCTTCGAGCTTACCGTGCAGCTCCCACCAGTCGTATGAGCAGTGGCCATCAATTACGCCCATGTCGGCAAAGTCGAGATGCTCGTTGTTCTCATCGACGTCGTCGTAGCTAATCCATTTCTGGACGTCGTACTGACGTGACGGTCCGACTTGCTCGCAGTCTATGTCGATCTCCATCTTTTTAGCTAGGCGCTTTGCCTTTGCATAGTCAGATGATACGACTGCGTCACGCTTTGGCTTACGTGCCTCGGCAGGTATTTGTATAGTGCCAAGAGATGATAGCTCGTACACGTTAGCTACGCGTGCTCGTCTTTTTACGCGCTTGTCGCGTATTGATGTTGGGTCACCAAGGATACCGCAAACGATGCGCCTGCCTTGGACTAGCTGATAGTGCCAACCTGCAACGATCAAGAACACACGCTTAGCGGTGCGCTCTTTGACAGTGTGTCTGAGCCAAGCCGCTAATGTTGGGCCTTTGCTTCGACTTAGCTTTAGGTCAAAGCTTTTATAGGTGGACTTGATGCCGCACATTGCAAGAGCGTTAGTGACCTCTGACGTATACGAGCCTTTGACTGACTTGCGCCCACCAACATGGCGGATCAGACGGGCGGCTTCTCCCGTTGTCATGCCTGTTACGGCGCTGATGACTGACGGGCCGCAGTAGCGGTTTTTGTCGGCACGCGTTGTGCCGTGGTTGACTGTTTTGATGTTTACGTTTTTCATCGTTACACCTCCTTTTGAGTGTTAAAATCTAAGCCATTAAGAAGCATTGCCTCTGCCTCTTTGCGGTCACCACGTCGTAGCGTCTCATACGCCCAACGCACCCAACTATACGCCTTTGGATCTATCTGAGATGGATCGACGGGCTTGTGCTCGACAACTGGCTGAGCCTGCGTTGGAGCACCAACTTGGTTTTCGTTGAGCCATGCAATGAGCTCTGCCTTAGAAGTAGGAACGTCTACCTCGCTCCAATCCCGTGGGAAATTTTTCTGAGCGTCACGCTGAGTGCCTGCCCACTGACCGTTGCCTGATTTGTATAGTCTCATTTGGATACCTCCTCCTAAATGTTTTTGTATTTGGCCAAGGCAAGTTTAACTTTATTTAAACTCATTAAAGTCTTATTATTGTTGCGTATGACGTTGCCAAGATCTTTGACTATTTTTAGATTATCCTTTTCAATCTCCATTAGCTCTAGAGCTGCTCCGGTAGATTTTAGCACCTCGTTTATTCTTTGATTAATATTCATACGATCCTCCTGATTCGCTTTATATAACTATGTTACCATTTTGTTAACACATGCACAAGCCCTATAATTTGTAGGTGGTCTTTCTTTTTTCTCATAATGCTGTATTATTGGTCAAAACTTAGCTCAAAGGAGATTGCTATGCCTAACGTCGGTGGAAGAAAATATTCTTACAGTAAGAAGGGAATGGCAGCGGCAAAGAAAGCTGCAAAGAAGTCAGGTAAGAAAATGACTAAGAAAAAGAAGAAATAGACATGGCTAAGAAAACTGGACTATACGCCAATATTCACGCAAAACGTGAAAGAATTAAACGCCAGAAAGCAGCAGGTAAAAAGCCAGAGAAAATGCGTAAAGTAGGATCGAAGGGCGCCCCAACAGCTAAAGCATTTAAGCAAAGCGCAAAGACTGCGAAGAAGGCGAAGAAAAGTGGCGGAAAGAAAAAGTAAAAAAGATCCACGCTTAGCTCGTGCCGGCGTCTCGGGCTTTAATAAGCCTAAACGCACACCTAGCCACCCGAAGAAATCACACGTCGTGGTGGCAAAAGAAGGCGATAAGGTAAAGACGATCAGATTTGGTCAACAGGGCAAGACTGGAGACAAGAAAATGACTAAGCGCGCCAAGTCGTTTAAGGCAAGGCACGCTAAAAACATTGCCAAGGGAAAAATGTCGGCAGCGTTCTGGGCGAATAAGGTGAAGTGGTAATATGGCAAGCTATCTAGATATGTCTCCACGGCAGTTTCGTGACTTTATCTCTATGGTTACAAACCCTAATTCTTCATCTGAATATACAGATGATCAAATACGTACTATGCAAAGAACGTATCGAGAGCAAAACAGCCCGTTTAAAAATTTATTTGGATTTGCCAATAATGCTCGAAAAGATTTGTCTGATAGGAATAGAGAGTCTACTATATTTGGTCTTGCCTCAAAGCCTGTAGGGTCAACTGGCACTGACGCAATTAAAAACACGCAATTTGAGCCTAAAAATTTTATTGGCAACTTGTTGGATCCAATAGCAAGAGCGGTTACTTTACCCTCAGCGTCTTACGGTGGGCAAGTACCTAGCTCTGATGTTATGGGCGAAGCATTAAATGCCGCAGGATTTGCAAGCCTTGGCGGCGCCTTGAGCCCCACAAGAAAAGCTACAGCAAAAACTACTAAAGTAGATCCTAAAATAAAAAATAATCCCGAAGTGCAAGGCATGTTCACTTCTCCAGTTTTTCATTACATGAACAATAATCAAATGAAGGGCGATAGTTTAATACCCTACGCAGGGGGTCCAAGATTTGATAGACTTGGTCCACATGTGGGAACTAAAGACGCAGCTCTGTCTAGGTATAATGTAAGATTTGGTGAATTAAACCAAAAAGATGTTGATGATCAAATGGAACGTTTGCAGTCAGAAGGGGGGCAGACGCTTCCTCTGTTGGCGAGAACAGATAAGCCTTTGTTAAAAAAAGACGGCAGTATTATGACTGAGCTTGAGGCTCGGGATTATATGCAAAATTGGCTAGACAATAACGGTTTTAGCAAGCCCGAAGATTTTGACGCAGGTATGGCGGCTTTTAGAAAAGACCTTACTGATAAAAAATATACGAATATACCTTATATTAATGCTATTGAAGATAGGGGCAGTGTAAGCCACGTTATGCTTACTGACAGAACAGCAGGAGATCCTGCGGTTTTAAGAAGTAGGTTTGCTGATTTTGCTGATGCATATGATCCTAGCATTGTGGCTGCAAACAAATCTAAAAGCGCAGGTATATTAGGGTTTGCAGTAGACGAAAACGCTCAAAAACTAAATAAAGAAGATCTCGACCCTTTAGGGTATCAGAACACAAAATTAAGAAAACGTTTAACTGATACTGATGTAAGCCTTACAGATACAGGAGAGAATAAGCCAAGGAAGCCTATGTCGTGGGAGGATATGAGGGGTAAAGTTGTTATTCCCTTTTATGGCGATAGAACTTCAAGAGGTTTAATATTAGATGCTATTGATGATGTAAAATTTGATACCCCAGTTTATACAGAAGGGGGTATTGATTTTATGCGCGGCCCTGCGGCTCAAGCAGATAATTCTATATGGGCTTCAAACAGTAATATTATAACCAGACTGTCAAAAACCGCAGATAAAGCAGAGAAAAATTTTGAGGGTGCAGATATTGTAGGTGTAACTGGCAGTATGGCGCCTAATGCAAATGATTTTGCTACTTTTACAGGTGACGCTATGGCGGAAATGGTGAAAGGGGCTAAAATAACCAAAAAAGGCGCAAAAGATTTTAATGAGCTTATGTTGGCTGTAGATAAAAACTTTGTAGGTATCAGATCTCCTAATTTAAGAACATACCTAAACAATGCAAGCCCAGAGGTTAGGAAGTCTTTTATTAGGATTGCAGAGGCTTCACCCTTTCAAAAAGAAGGTTTTCCAAGCTCGGGTCAAGTTAGATACGCGGTTACAGATCCATCCCAAAGAGAGTTAGGCGCAGGAATGTTTGGGGGGGGAGCTGCTCGCGTAGACACAAAAATGCCTGTACTGTCAAATAATCCAAAAGGTAATGTTCCTGCTCCTAAATTTCCGCACTCTACATATAACACTCAAATAACAGGAGATTATTTAGGGTCACTACCTCTCGTTCATCAAAGCAAACTATTTAAAGATGTATACGATGCTATGGGCTCAGTAACTAAGTCAGGGCAGAAAATTAATGAAGCCCATAAAACTCATGCTATAAAAACTAAAGTTCCTGCTCAACTTATGACAAACGAAATAATAGACGGTATTTTAAGAGACTTACTTAAACAGGGTAAATAAAAGGTTCTGGATTTTCTATGTTAATTAATTTGCAAAGTAACTCATCAAGCTCAATTAGACTTTCTTCTTCTAAGCCTAAATCTTTTGCCTTTAAGAAAATTAATTCTCGTATTATATCTGGGTCGGTTTCTATTTTTGACATATCGGTCTCCTTTTATAAAACAGTTAACAATTTTTTAACAAAAATGCAAGCCACTACTCAAGAGGTGATACATGGACTACGAAGTAAGTAAACTCGCAGAAGAGCTCGAGCAGGAAATGAACCCTGACGTCATGCCAGACGAGGAGTTACAAGGAATTGTCGGTAAAGAGATTGACGACGCAATCGACTTTATCGACAACCACATCTCGCCTATAAGGGCGGCAGCTACGCAATACTACCGAGGCGAGCCGTTTGGCAATGAGGAAGACGGGCGCAGCCAAGTCGTATCAATGGACGTTCGTGATACCGTGCAGGCGCTCATGCCGTCGCTCATGCGTATCTTTCACGGCAGCGACCAAACCGTGGAATACGTGCCGCAAGGTCCAGAGGACGTTGCCGCAGCCAAGCAGGCTACCGATTACGCTAATTACATTATAAACCGAGACAACAACGGCTTCCTAGA